CTGAGCCATACCCAGCTCGCACAAAATATAAGTGCAAACGGGAAGGTCAAACCAGGTGAGAGGGTTAGTGAGGATCACGTGTGTGATGATGAGAAGGGATACCTGAAAGGCTTGCACTAGGGATGGATTTACGTCCATCGTCTTCTAGTTTCTTGCTACCTTTACGCGCGGTCCCATGATTATCTCATTAGCATCAAATACACGTCTCTTCAAACTGGCCCTACAGCCACGTGGTTTGCCAAAAGTCACAGTCGGGGCTTGGTTCAAAACCTTGAGATCAGGGTAATGAGGGTAAAAACGAGCTGCAGAGATCTGCTTGTAGGTGTAGTCCGGAACGTAGGTCGAATTCTTCGCCAGTTCCCAACATTTTACAAAACTATCTCTCCAGTGTTTAAAACGCTCATCCTTATCTGATTCAAGACAACAAACGTCGCTTGGACTGAGGTCAGATACTACTCCGGCCAAGTAGTGTGAAGTTGGATCATTCTCCGATTTATAGGGGAGAAATTCAATATTATTATAATTGATTGTGTCTAGATCTTTCTCTAGACAATCAGACGCTTTCTTCCAGAGTGAGAAGGAGTCGCTTTTGGATATCGTGGACATTGCCATGAGATTAGCCGAGTGTGAGTGGCTAGCCGACAGGAACGCAGCGAGTTTAAGCTGGAGATAGGAGAAACTACTTTTAAGTTTCTGGCCTCTAAGAGGCAAACCCATCCCACCCAGATGTTGTGGTAAAAACCATGACATCCCGGTTGGAAGCTCGTCTAAGACAGGCCTCCACGCTTTAATAAACTCGCACATCATTTCTGTCTGTTTCTCATAGGGAAAACCCTCGATAAAAGCGTGAGAGATGGAAGAGAGATCAGCAGTGCGCGGATCGTTTGAAGGACAAAGCCTAAACCAAGAAGATTTCAAATCTTCTTCTCTCTCCCGAGCTTTATGCGCGGACTCATCATCTTCTATACTCATCTTATCTGCACCACAGTAAACCCATATTATAATAGGGTATATGTTTAAAATATTTTTCGGTGCCCCAGATTGTTGTATGTTCTTTATACTTCATGATTTTGGTGTTAAGCATGACAAAATGCTGACTTGTAAAGTTTTTTCCCATAGAAGGGATCAAGCCAGCAGCTTTCACACAGCGCTTCCAATAGTCGTAGCCCCTAAGACTAATCCGGAATGCAACATCATCTCCATTAATAAGGATGGAGGAGTCATCTAACCCCAAGGCCATAGATAGGGGAAGAAGCGCACGATCATGAAGATCTTTTT